TTTGTGCCTGGTTTCCATGGATCATGATTAACACCACGAAAATGTCCACCATTTGGTGTTAATATTTGTAAGATTAATTCATCGGCTGGAAAACGATCCCCAAATGATTTTTTACCACGTGCTTCTTCCCATGGCATATAGATTCGTCCTGTATAGACTAATTTATATTCTGTATAACCTAACATTATTAATGCTTCATTTGTTACTCGTGCATGATCCCAAACAAAAGAACCTTTTCTGTTTTTATTTCTTTCATTTGACAAAACAGGAATTAACGGATCGTAAGAAGTAGCTAATTCATGTAAACAATCAACAAGAATTAAAAATTTATCTCGTGTTAATTCCCATCCTGCTCGTTCTTCAGCGATTGTAACTAATTCGCAAAGTAAGCAACCATTACGATAAATATGTCCTGAATAATCAGTTTGATATTTCATATATTCCCTTTCAATAATAATGTAATCGTAGAAGCAATAATTGCAAGTAATAAACTTACTAATAATCTTACTACCCATCTATTATTTTTTTCTAAATATTTAACTCTTTCTTGTAAACCATTTGTTAGAATTGCATTTAACCTATTAACTGCTTTTGTAGTCTCTTTAATATCATCTTCTAAAGTACTAAATCTTGGAGCACAAAATAATTCGTAAGTTTTAATATGCTCTTTTGGATCTTCTTTACTCATTTTATTTTACCTTCAAATCTTAGATAAAACTCTTGGTAAGCACCTTCCCAATTCATTTGAACAGGATAAATATATGGAATTATAGGATGTGTACAATAATGTTTAAATCCTAATTCCACATATTTATATTTAATTCCTGCATTAAATAAGAAACCATCACGCCAAGGCCAAAATGAAATACCTTCTTTATTTTTCCAAATATATGTACGAATTGATCCACCAATAAATAGTAGATCAAAAAGAAGAGCCTCGCCTTCAATTTCAACATACAAAGATTGATCAAAAACAATTTCTATTGACGGATTATACATTACAAATTCATCTATTGGAATAATACCTAATTCTAAAGCAAATGCAAAAATCAACCAATTCATAATTACACCTTATATTCTATAATTACCCAGCCTCTATTGTAGCTGGTAGAATCAAATATTGTATCATCAAACAAACCCCCTGTTCCACGCATAAGTGTAATATCCGTATTACTAATGGAGTTAATACCACCTTGACTTTGTCCGCTTGAGTAGACATCCAAGGGATATATGAACGTTCCTAAATCATGGCGAATTAATACTGAGACAGTTCGAATATCACCGACCGTAATACCATGAGCAACATTTATCCAATCCGTTAAGTCCATGTTCCAGTCGCCGATTTCTATTGATACTTGCGTTATGCGATCTTTTACAATAAGAATATTTTTATTGATAAACCCCCCACTACTATTGCGATATACACAACCAATTACTCTATTATTTCCGCTATATAAACCTTGCTTAGAATCACTCCAAACACCTGTACCTCGAGTTATAAAAGAAGCTGTATATGTTGTTCCTGATGGTGTTAATAAAATATCATACCAAGTACTATTTGATGTACTACCTGAGATTGTTATTGCAGAAGGATTGGTATATAATTGACCATTAATTTCACATGATCCATTAGCTGCTATTTGTGGTTGAGCATTATTATCCCAATTTGTAAGGATAAGTGCCATATGTGATTTGAATAAACCTATTTGTCCTGATCCTGTTCCCCAATTTATATGCTCTTCATCAATAGAATTAGTTTTATAGTGCCTACTATCTAATTGATCGTTTCCAATATGCCTATCAAGTACAGCATTATTTTGAACACCAGAAAGATTAATTAACCGATTAAAAATTGTCTGTAAAGCTGCTCGAACAAAACTTGTATTAGCAAGATTCGTTGATGTTCCACCTGTAGGCGAACTTGTAACAGCAGTACCTAATGGTAACACATCTGCATCAACATCTCCTGCATTTACTCCCAAATCGAGTTCTTGCTCCCTAACTGCATTATTACCTATATGTCTATTTACAACTGCTCCATTCTGGACACCCGATAAATCTTTTAATCGATTAAAAACTTCTTGAATTGCAGCACGTACAAAACTACTATTAGCAAGATTCGTTGACGTACCACCTGTAGGTGAACTTGTAACGGCTGTACCTAGCGGAAGTACATCTGCATCAACATCGCCTGCTGCTACACCAAAATCTATATCTGCTGCTCTTATATTACCTTTTCCGTCTATATTCCAAGTAGAAGTTGTACCGATAATTTTTAATACTTCATATTGATTAACAAGTGTATAACTTGCAACACCATTTATTGTTTCTCCACCTTCACCATCAATTATAACATTATTTGCAGCAACAAGTTTAACAATCCAAATCATTTTATTTTGATTAGTTGCAAGAGTTGGTAACGTTATAGTAATATCCCCAGATGTAGAATCAACAAGAATAATCGGATTCCGATCTGTATCTAATATAGTATAATTAGCATTTTTATTTAAAATATCCCTAAATGTTTTTACTAAATTAAGAAACTGAACTTTTTTATCTACGTTTCCTATTGTTCTAATATGAAGTAAATCAGTATTTACAAGAGCAGTGGACTCAACTAAATCGCTTAAAAAATAATCAGCCATTTTTTACCTCTTTATTGTTTGGCATAAATATCTAAAGCTATTTCACCGTCAATAGCACGTTGATCTATCTCTGTTATTATACTATCAACTTTTTCCCCAAATACAGCATCAACAAAAAAACCCAAAGAAGATAATGTGTAATTACTTTGTTTTAAAAGTAATTTAGCATACTTATACATATTCGCCGATGCTTCTATTCGGTCAATATAAAATGTTGTTACTGTATTTGAATTTATATAAATTCTTATTTTTTTAATTGACGTTATCCCTGCTAATGCTAAATGTCTAACTTTCATAAATCCGTCACTCACTTTTAAAAACCCATCACTTACTTTCATAAAACCTAAATCTGTAACTTCTTCTATTGACGATTCTATTTGCGCCCATTCATCTGTAATTTGTTTAGCTTCGATTTCAACTTGTGCATCATCTTTATCAATAAAAACTAATTTTACAGAAATAGCTGTAGTAAGAAAATAAATATAAAATCGTAAATTAACAGGAAAATACAGTATTTCATCTAATGTATATTCAACATAATCACCTAATGAACCATCTGCTGTAATAAATTTTAATGAACGTAAACCAGTTAATACTTTATCAGTTGAAACAGAAAATGTTGTTACAGTTAGATTACCTGTATCCCATCCTGTAAGCGTATCACATTCTGCTAATAATTGCCAATAGTAATCACGTTTATTTGCTAATCCGTAAAAACCAAAAGAAAGAGGATTTGTTACTACTAAATCTTTAATTCTTACTCGTTTACTCGGATAAGCAAATTGGTTTATAATCGAATTAGAAATATTTTGAATTGTAGTATTATCTGCATAATCAGGAAAAATCATTTTCTTTTCAAATATTCCTAATCTTCCTTGACTTTCTGTATCTTGATAAGTTGCTACATATTCCGTTGAAAATCTATCAGCTAATTTGGTTCTAAAAGCAAGAATTTTATTAACGACTTCAGAACCTTTCTTATCAACTTTAGGAGATTGATAATCATATCCTTCAAAATATGTCTCTTGTGAAGTAGTATTTATTTCTTCAAAAACTAATTCTCTTTCATTATCAACATACCATCTATATTTTGTAGTATCATAATCATAATTAGCTATTTTTAATAATTCGGAAAAAACATCGAAGAGATTTTTATCTTTAAATTCTATAGATATATCATTAATAATAGGAACATCAATTTTAGCAGCATTATAATAAACACCTACTGAAGTTCCCAAATATGTTGTTCCTATGTCATCTATAATAAAGGACAATGTTTTAGTAATATAAGTGACATTTATAATTTTTTCTGTTAATTTCTTTGAAAAACCGCTTCCTTCAATTTTAAGAATTAAATCAGTTTGATCCTTTTCAGGTAAGTTTATTATATAACCTATAAACCAAAGAGTACCATTTATATAAAAATAACATTCTGATCCACCACTAATTGGTATATCATAATCTCGAGGTATTTCAAAGGAGAATTTTTCAACGCCACCAATTTCTTTTTCAACTACTTCAGCTTTTAAAAGCGAACCCGACGAATCTGTATCAGAAAGAAAACCTATCAGATCACCACTAATAGAATATATTTTTAATTGAATACCCGTTTGTGGTTTTATCCCCCCAGGATGTTCATACAAGAATTTAATTTCATCCTCTGTCAATACTCTATTGTATATTCGTGGTTCATCTATGAGACCTTCATATCTAAATCCACTACCGTCATGATAAGCACCCCATGCTATATTACCTGTATTGGAAATATTAAATGGAAGTGTACTAATATCTCCTTCAACAGCATCTTTAATTCCATTCATATAAGCATAGAATTTATCAATAGTTCGATTTATTACAAGTACGATATGATTCCAAAGCGTATCAAAAGGAGCTGCATTAAAATCAGCAGCTACATTAACTCCACTATAATAAAAATTCGCTCGTAATTGATTATCTGCACTATATGATCGTATCATTAATCTGTTATCAAAATTTTGATACTTTACAAATATACATCCATTACTTAGAGGAACTGTATCCTTACTCTTCATCCAAAATGAAATACTAAAATCCCCATATCCAACCATATTCAACGGATAATTATTTCCACAATCAACACGTTCATCGGTACCTGGAAAATTAATAGCTCCTGCTGATTTACCTTTTACCCAAGTAGGAGCAGTGCCTTCTAATGTACCGTCATTTAATTGTGCTGATCCATCAAAAGCATATATTCCATTCTTATCATTAAACGACCAGTAACCTAATAATCCGTCAATTAATCCATCTGGATGTTCATATAGAAAGTTTATTTCTTCTTGTGTTAATGCATAGCTATATATTCGACATTCATCAAGGAGACCTTCGTAAGGAAATAAACCATCATGTCTTGCTCCCCATAATAAATTACCTGTATTTGAACAATCGGTAGGAAGAGTACTTAAATCCATAGTTGGTATATTGGCAAGTTGTGCATCAAAATACACTGTTGCTAAATTAGTAGTGCGATTTACTACAATAACAACATGATGAAATATAGAATCAAATGGTCCTGGATTAAAATTAGCATGAACTAAAACACCACCCTTTTTTATATAAACTCTTAACTCTACACTAATTCCATTTGAAAATAATCCAATTTCATTATCCGAATTTTGATATTTACTGAATAAATATCCATAATTTAAGGGTATTTCATCTTTACTCTTCATCCAAAAACTTATACTAAAATCCCCATTACCGATACGATCTAATGGAGGAGCATTTCCGCAATCAACACGTTCATCTGTACCAGGAAAATTAATACATTTTTTTACTTTTCCTGTCACTCTTGTTGGTGCTGTTCCCTCTAATGTTCCATCATTTCCTTCACCAGACATATCAAATACAGTTGCGCCATTTGGTTCATCCATCGGCCAATATCCAATTAATCTATTATAATCTTGAACTTTAATTTCGTCGAAGTATGCTTTATCCCCTATATTTGCAGTTGAATATATAACGACTATAATTCGAACACCAGTAGTATCAGTATGAATTTGATGAATTATCTTTAATTGTTCCCAAGTATCATTTAAAGAAGCATAATCTGTAAAATAATGCCAGCTACCACTATAATAAGTACCAATTTGTAAATAAACTTCAGCAGGAGTAGTTCCTGCAGGAACATAAACTTGTGTTCTAAAAATATATGTTTGTCCAGGAATAAATCCGTACAATTTATTTTGATCCTCAGCAGGATGAAATATAGCAAAAGCTGAACCAGCACCAGCACCACTTGTTTTAGTTAATAAAAAAGAATAACTACCAGAATATTTTTGAACATTACTTCTTACCCATGTAGAATTATAAAATACTGGCGGATATCCTTGATCTTTTAAATGAGGATATATTGTTTCTTCACAAAGTCCATTAACAACTTTATTGTTATACATAATCTCGTTCTCGCCATTTAATATTTACGTCGCAAGCTGCATTAGGTACAATCTTTAAAGTCGATGAACCAACGGGGAAATTAAAAAATCCCGTTCCGTCAGCAATAGAAGCTATTCTATTTAAATCACCGATTTTCAAAGTACCTTTTTCACAATCTAAAATCATAGTTAAATATGTTGAAGTACCAAATATAGAATCATTTATTTTTATCCCTGTTCTTGTTTCATCAATAAATGCTTCTATTTGTGAAACTGCAACTGAAGCAGTAAAAGTAAAAATAGGGCAAACCGGTAAAAAACCATTATTTGTAATAGCTATTTCATTAACCGTTACAGATAATGGTTCATCTTGACTTTGTTGAGTAACATCTTCCCAATAAGGGGTAATTAATCTTAAACTTGCACTAATATCACTTGATAATTTATGAGCGCCTTTATCATATTTAATATTTATATCTTCTATATTAATAAGTGTTCGTCTATCGTTTGTTTTATCAATCAAGTAAACTGCTTTTTCTAACCATTTTATAAATTCATTCTCAGCAGCTCTATAATCAGTATCTAGTGGAAAACTACGTATTAATTGTAATCGAGTATTACTACTTTTTAATCTTGTTACCCCAAGTTTTACTGCTCCTGGTAAAGCAGAATTCTCGACTATTTTACTATCAAAACGGAATCTATCCGACGGAAATGTTACAGAACTTTTAGCAGGTTCAGTTATACTTGATCCACTTAGTTCGTATTCATTTTCGTCTATGTCTTGTAAAGCATATTCTATCATCTTGCTAACCTTAATTCTTTACCAAGATTTTCAGATACCTGCTCAACAATATAATCTAAATCCATTTCACTATTAATATTTGCGCCTTCAAATGAAACATTTATTATTTGAGGAGAACCACCAGCACGGGCAATTTCACGTGAAATATCCGCAGGGATTACAATTGTTCCACCAGGAAGATTAAGGATTTCTCCACCACGTTCATTAATCCTTGTTAATCCTGAAGCTGTACCACCTTCTTGCATAGCTGGTACAAATTTTTGTCTACTTATCATCGCTATTTGAGCGGCAGATAATGTTACTGTTAATCCTGTCATAACTCCAGCAAATATAGGACCAGCAATAGGTCCTAATTTAGTAGCAGCTTTCCACCATCCCATTATTGCCGATGCAGCATCTGAAATTACCCCAATTATTCTATTCTTTTTATCTGCTTCAAAAACTTGTTTTGCTAAAGCATTTTTCTTATCTTTATATTCTTTATCGAGTTTTTCTTTTTCTGCATTAAATTCGTCTTCAGATATGATTTGATTATCAAAGTTTTGTTGTAGTCTTGATAATTCTGCTTGATACCATAAATCCAATTCAGCTTTTTGATTTTCATAATATTGTGAACGTATAGCAGCAATCCCACTAAAAGTAGTAGAAGTAACTGAAGTTATAGTATCATAAGCCAATTGAACTTTTTCAACTTGTTTATCCCAATTATCTGACCAAAGTTTACGACTAGTACTAGTATAAGTTTGTAAACTGATTAATCCATTATTAAAAGAAGTTTGAAGTACATTTTGTAATTCTTTATATGTTAATTTACCTTTATCTATTAATTCGTCCCAAAAATCAAACCAAGTATATTTTTCTTGTTCCCGACTTTCTTCAGTATCTGTAGTTATTGTATCATTTCCCTCTTTTATACCTTCGCTTAATAATCCCATTTGTTCAAGAATTTCACCAACAAAAGCTTCTTGTCCAGTTAATAATTCACCCCAATTTGCTTTTACATAACTATTCCCAGTTTCAAAAGCAACAGAAACTTTTCCTGTTAATTCTGTTGCCAATTCTTCTGTTTCGCCTGAAAATTCTTTTACTTCTCCACGAACTGTTTTAAATATCGCACCAATACTTTCAATATAACTTTTTCCTAATGACGTAAAAGCTTGACCTGCAGTTCTTGCTTGATCTTTAACATCTTGCCACTCAGCTTCACCTTTTAAAAATGCAAAGAATTTTCCCACAACTCCAGCAGATTCTTGTATAGCTGTAATCCAATCAGCAAATATTTTGATTGAATTAGTAATAGCAGTTCCTAAAACAGTAACACCGGAAATAACAAGATTAACAACAACAGACAAAAGTTTCATAGCACCAGCACCGCCAGTTGTTTCACCAAAAACTTTTGCTAAGGATTCTTTTAATGCACCCCATACTTCTGTAACCGCAGATTTTACTGCTGCAAATAAAGGTGTAACTATTCCTTTAATTAATTCAAACGCACCAGCAACACCTCCAGCAATATTAGCTATAAGTTCCATCCCTTGAGAAGACATAACAAATGCTAACATCCCTTGAGCAGCAGAAGTAGCACCAACTGCTAATTTATCGACAAAATGTTTTCCTATATTCCCAACGGGTACCATTAAATTTGCAATAGCATTTTTAAAAGTAATAAATGTTTTTTCTTGTTTATCAAATGCTACTTGAGTTACACCAGCAGCATTTTCCATTTCTGCTAATACTCTTGTAAATTCTTCTCCACCAACACCCGTTAGTGCCATAGCACCACGTAAAGCACGAATATTAGGAAGTAATTTTGACATTTCTGCAGCATCGCCACTAGTTGCTTCTTCAACTAATTTTAATGCACCAGCTAAACCTTCAGCTTTAAGAAATGCACTACCAGATTCATATCCCATTTCAGTAAGTTTATTTATCATAGCTTCTGAGGGTTTTAAAAATGCGTTAACAATAGCGTTTAATTGAGTTGTAGCAACATTAGCATTTACGCCTTGTTTTGTCATAGCAGCTAAACCAGCGGCTAATTGTTCTAATTCTATTCCAGCTGAAGCGTATAAAGGAATAGATGTACCAATTGAAGCTGCTAATTCTTCGCCAGTTATTTTTCCAAATTTAATTGTTTGAAAAAATAAGTCTGAAGCTTTTGTAGTATCCATTGTTGCTTTACCATATGCATTTACTGCAGTTGTTAAAACATCTACCGCAGTAAATGTATCTGTTAAAGCAGCTTTACCAAACATAGCTGCGTCAGTTGTTATTTTCATAGCTTCTTCTGCAGTTGTTGCACCAGCAGAAAAAGCTTGATATAATCCTTCGGTTAATTCAGTTGCTGTACCTAATTCTGGATTTAATAATATTATTTGTTTCGATAATTCTTGCATATTGACTTGAGTTGTGTCAATAAGAGTAGCGACATTTGACATAGCTTTTTGGAATTCATCGCCAGCTTTTACAGCAGAAACAAACGCAGCAGTAAAAGCAGCAGCTATTGCTGCTCCAGCAACAGTTGCGCCTTTAGAAATAGTCTTTAATCCACTCTTCCAGTTTTTTGTATCTAATTTAGCTTCGCCGTAAATCGCACCTGCTTTAAAAGCCATGTCGTTTCCTATTTATTAATTTATCAAACACGGTTTTTGGTTCATTCTGTTTTTTTAATTTTTCAAATACTGTTAATTTATCAAAATTCATTTCATCATCTATTTCTTTAATACGCATTAATTTTTTTCTTCTCCAATTTATAAAAATTGATCTTCCTTTTTTAAATCCTAATCCTTGAATAGCACCTAATAAATCTGCTTGTTCAAGTTGATCCATTATTCTTCTTTTCTCTGTTTCCCCTATTAATTCCTTAATAAATTCATTTAAATCTTCACCATATTCTTGAACTAAAAGAACTGCCCCTGCAAGAGGGATATTTACTTTAATAAGCGATATTATTGCTTTAAGTTCTTCGATTTTTTTTTAATACCGCCCACTGTTTGTGCAACATAAACAAGTATTTCATTCAAAGTACCAAAGTCAAAATTATCTAAAAACCATCTAGCATTTTTAGGATAAATATATGATAATTCTGTTGCTAATATTTCAAGTGGGGATTTACTTTTATCCCCAGCTTCTTCTTCTAATTTTTTCCATTTTTCAGTTATATTTAATGCAACTGTTCCACTAATTATTTCAGTCGGTTCAAGAGTAATTTCTTCTCCAGATAATGTAGTTAACTCTAAAACTAAATCTGGTTTTTCTGCTACGAATTTTTCCATTCTTTTCTCCTATTATAATTTTTGGTATAATGGAAGATGAGCGTCGGTCCCGATCCCCAGAGCTTCCATTATACCAAATTATTTTTTATGCTCCAGCCCAAGGAGTACACGGATATAATTCTATACCCGGATACAAGTTCGGTACTGCCTCTTCGTCTTGAATTGCATGTTCTGAAATACTTAAATGAATAATGTCGTCACCGTCAGCAAATGTTGCTGCTGGGAAAGTTAAAGTGATTTTCTTTGTTGGATCATCAATAACTCCTGCTGTTGCAAGTATATATTCTCCATTCACTCTTGCAGCCCAGTGTGCTTCGACAAATGAACTTTGAAAATCAAATACTTCATTAAAAACTACTTCCATAGTAACAGCATCCGTTGCTATAGCAGAAACGATTTCTGGACCTTCTTTATCTGGCCAAACAATTGGAGTAACATCTTCAGCAGTTGGATCACCCCAATAACCAAAAGCTCCACCTTCATTTCTTGTTAATGCTGCAAGTTCAGCTGCAGTAAATGTGTGATATTTGATTCTAAATTCTACCGGAAGATTTCTTTGGGTATCAACTCCCCAATTAACTAGATCACCTGATATAATTGGGATTACATGATAAAAGTTTAAAATATGTTCTAGATCAGTAAAAGGTACACCGTATTCATCAACAGCGGCAACCTTCATAACTCCTGCTTCATTATCCAACATAGATTTAAAAATACTTCTACCTAATACTCCACCATCATCTGCTGCCGGTTCTGAAGATTCAATTCCACTCATAAGTAATTTAACAAGTCCTGTTGAAATTTCTCCAAATGTGGCATTTAAAATATAGTCTATCCCTGTTTTTATATGATCTGCAGCTTTTGTACCGTCTTGCTGATACATAATATCTTTAATATCTTGATCGGGTACTAAAGTTGTATCAGCAGTAGTTTTACCAAGATCATATCCTTTAAATCCAATTTGTACTACTCCAAGGGGACCTATAAAAAGTTTTGAATTTCCCGTAAATACTGTTCCACCTAATCCCATACGTTACCTCCTAACTAGTAATGATGATTAAATTAAACGAGAACATTTCCATATTTTCCTCATTTGTTCCTAAATATCCAGGAGTTTGTATTGGCGATATTTGATAAGTTTGTATCGCAGGATATACAATTCCTTCTACGGTTACTTTAGGAAGCAAAAGCCCAATTTTATTTTTTAATAAATTATAAACACTGTCAATATTAGATTTAGCTATACTTACATTTTTCCCCCTCGATAAAATTTGCACAGTCCAGTCTGTTCTATTATACCAGTGTTGTGGTTCTCCACCAGTTTCACTTATCATTACTTCATCTTGATTAGAGTCAGGACTAAAACCATTTACTACGAAGTTAATAGTTGGAAGATTTACAATTAAATGTTGAGCCAAATTATAAATCATAATCCAGTTTCCTTCTTAAATTCCATTCCAATTACTTTCATCAAATTATTTTTGTCTCTCTGTAAATGCTTTTCTAACCATTTATTTCCTGCATTTCCTGCTTGTATTGTAAATTTTCCCCAACCACCTTTCCATTCATGCATTTTTGTAGCATAATCAGTATTCCATGCCCAAGTAATAATAAGTGGCGTAATAGCTGCATAACTTATTGCAGGTGTTGGTTCTTCTGGCGCTCCAGGTTTAATATTAATTGGAAATGTAGTTACCAATTTATTCCCCACAAAAGCAGAAGATGATCCTCTTAAAACACCCCAACGAATAGGAGGAGTTCTTTTTTCTAATTTACTTCCAGTATTCGCCCAGGTAAGAAATTGAATTGCAGCTATTTCCATAGCCTTTTTAAATGCTTGAGGACTTTGACGTTGTAATTTTTTTAAAGGGGCAAGTTTCATAGTCATTTTAAGATTTCCTTTTATCAACTTAAAACCTCCAAATGACTACCGCCAAAAGCACCAATTTGTGAAATAGATTTAATATTTCTATCTTTATCTATTACTGCAATTCCGTTCTTTCTTGTTACTTTAATTCGATCTCCTTCTTGAACATTTGTTGTATATGGAAGAACTATTTTTCGTGCTGGTTTAATAGGTTGTCCGTCAGAACCATATATGATTTTATCATCTTCTTCTATGTACGCATCTGATAAAAACGGTGTTCCAGCAGTTTCAGTTCTGAAATTTGCATCTCTTGTAATGGGTGTTATTTGAACTTGATCTGTCAAATAAATATTCATGCTACTTTAATTCCTTGAGCAATTAATCCACTTTCAAAAGTAGGATACATTAAATGAAGACAATTAGGATGGAAGGGTGGAACATCCATTAATGGAGGAAATACTGGATGTTTTCCTCTTATTGAATAAATGTTTCCTTCAAATGGGATACAAATTGGAGTAGTCGTATTATGTGAGGATATTTCAACAAGATCAGTACCATAATTTTGTGCTTGAACTAATGTTGCTTGAGAATGTGCTTGGTGAAATTTTGTTCGTGCTATCATTTCTGCATAATAATGGGGACGATATTTATATTTTCCTGCTTGAACAAAATGTCTTTTATCAATCATTTTCCATGCAGGAGATTCAAACATGGTTTTTAATAGTGTCTTTGCTTGTCGTAAATCCCCCATTTCAAAACCTACACCAACTGCAATATTTACAAAGGATTCATTAATTAAAGTTTGCTGAGAAGCAATAAATAAATTCTTAAGTAATCGTCTTCCTGATAAAGACGATGATAAAAAAGATTCAACCCCACTGTTGTATAATCCAAATATGATTTGTGTACTTGCACTTGAAGATAAAAGTTCTGTTAAACCTTTTTTACCAGTTTCAATAATTGCTTTAGTCGCACTAATCCTTTGACTAATCAGCTTCAGACTTCTTTTGTATCTTGCAGGAATTTGAATTTTTGCCCAATCAGTAAATAATATATTCATTTCTTTATATAAAGCATTTAATTTAACAGATTGCGCTCGCCAATACGCTGTAGACATTTTAGCATTTGCCATAGAATTAATCATTAAACGATAAATGTCATCTTCAACTTTTTTAAGTTTCTTAGCAAGTGGTAAATATCGTTTTTTAAAATCTGCTTCAAAAGCAGCAACTTCAGCTCTCGTTATCATAATAGCCCTTTAATTCTGCAATCACATTTTCCCCAATATATGTTTTTAATGCACCGATAATATAATTTGGAATTTGTAATTTATTAATATTTAATTTTTCTCGTTTCTGAGAAAGTTTAAATTCTTCTACACCAGTAAACATAGCTGCTCTTCTCTGATTTAATGCATTATAATGTTCAAGTAAAAAGAAAGCAGATTCTATTTGAGCATTCTTAACATTATCGTCGGTCAGACTTGAAGACAATTCCAACTGTGGCGCATTTAACAACCAGTAATAAGCACTTATTAAGAGACTTGACTTACTCACCTCTCCTGAAGCACCTGATTCACTAAGTTCAAACCAGTCTTCAGCATTTATCCGATCTGTTAAATACGTATCAGCTTCAAGAATTGTCGCCCAAGAATTCTGACCGACGATTAATGCCATAATTATTTCCCCTTATACAAATGATAATTCTGCTGTTTGATCTGCATCTGCTACGATTGCACCAAATGCAGTCCAGTAAGTTCTTAATTCATTCAAAGTCTCGATATCTTTTTCACTCAATCCAAGCTCCCGTAAATATACGGCATTCTGAATTTTATTTCCAGGAAACACCATTATTGCTTTATTTGCAGATATTTGTGTATTCCAAGTAAACTTTGGAATTACATTATATTCTACAATTTGTCCAGCAACTGAACCTGACGCTCCTGCTTGACGACCACGAATAACATCCGTGGAAGTTGCACGTAGAGCCTGCATAATACGAGATTTCAATAAAGGAGATGCGTAAATTAGCATAGGAGCATTAGCGGTATCTCCATACCCTTTTTCTTTACAACTATTACCAATCGTTTCATATCCTTTATTAATTGTTGCGATATCCCTTTCTACAATTGGGTCTGTTGTTACACCTTGCCATGTAATTGGAATTGTAGCTGCAGCAGTTGCTAACAAGCCATAATGTGTATCCGCCCACAGTATATTCAATTTAGCACGAACCTGTTGCATCATATCAATAAATGCATAAAGTTTTTTACCTTCAATCATTTCCCAAGTAATACCAATACCCATACCATATTTTGCAATTCTTGCACTGGTTTTTTCTCCAGTGATGCTATAGAATTTTATTTTTCCACCTTCTGGAATTAGATCAAATGTAAAACCAGCTGATACGTCAACGATCTCCCATTCCAATTGACCTTTTCTTAATTGAATTCCTTTAAATGATTCTTGCCATAGCGTATCAAACACCGGCATAGGTTGTGTTACATTAAATACATCTTTTGTTAGTGTAGGCAAATCACTTGATCCAGCAAATGCCTGTATAATCTTATCTTCTTCATTTTTTACAGCAACAGTTTGCATAAAACTTTGAATTGATTTATGAAAAACTATGCTTTGTTCTTTTCGATTTAGTACAATTCCTTTTTTCTTATCCAAAACATAATCGTCATCTGGATTTTCATACATGTGCATGAATAGGTCAAATGCTCTATCAAGCTTAACCATAATTTATTAATCCTCCTAAATGATGTTTATTCTTTTCCTTCGATTAATGTTTCATAAAGAGGGAGATAGTCAAGAAGTAATTCACCTTTCTTTTCCATCTCCCTTAATTGAGTTTTCACTTTCTCGATAATGACCTCCCGAATTCCCTCGAATTCAATTTCTTTATCTGGTATAGCACCTTCATTCCAAATTAATTTCCCATTTGGTTGAGGTTGAAAGTTTATAGCAGCATGTTCTTCTTTTGTAAAGCTAAGCTCTTCACGTAATTCTCGAATAATTTTAATTGTGGTTAAATCTCCTTTATTACCAAGAAGTCCTAAAAGAGACAATCTGTTAAGGACTGAAAGTTTCACTCGCATTTTGCTCTCCTCTAATTTATTTCTTATGCCACAAATGCTCTATCTGTAGCCATCGGAATATAATAAGCTGTTCCATTTACATTAATTTTCAAAGTAGCGTCAAATACGATATTAGTACCGCTATCAAGAGTAATTGTACTTGAATCAAATAGACCATCACTTGTGTTTGCAACTCCATCAATATGGAATACAAAACCATGATCGTCTAATTCAGTTTTTGCTCCACCCCAAACTCCCATTTTTATAAATGCTACAATATGCCCATCGGAAAGTTCTGCATTTGTTGGAACATTTATTTCTGCATCAAGGGCATAAAGTGCTCCACCAGGAGTAACCTTCCCAGGAACATTCATTTCTGCGCAAATCGCTGCCGCCATCCCTAGTCTTGCATCCCCCGAGGAACCAAAGTCTATACGGCCAACAATTGCGTTTATCCATGCACCAGTTTGTTTTGCTGTAGTAATATTTACTCTAAGTGCTTCTGCAATACCCGATCCTTCCATATCAGCAAGTATTGACAAATCAATATTTGCACATCTAATTGTACCGGTTACTGCAGCAGTTGAAGTGAGTAATTGAATAAGTGGATCACTAGCAGCAATTTTATAAGGAACTGATACCGTTCCGAGTAAATATCCTCGTTGAACGGGATAATAATCTCGAAAAACAATATCACCTGTTGCGTCTCCAGAAGCAGCTGCTTTTTTCGCTTTTCCTACAAGTTTTCCACTTCCGTCATTTACATTTGTAAATTCATTTGTTGCTGAGAGCCAGAAAATAGCATCACCAGCTGCCCAAACTTCTCCAGATTTTTTAGTTACAGTTACAATTTCTGCTTGTATAATTGACGTAGCTTCTTGATTAGGAATATGTACTCCTGCTGCAGTTCTAAGACTATCGGTTATATAAAATCCAAGTGTTTCTGAAAATGTACCATGAGCTTCCATTTGCCCAGAGCTTTTAAGAGCTGCTGGTAGGACTCTTATTTCATGGTAAGTTTTAGACATTACTTCACATTCTTTTGCCATACTAATCTACCCCCAATTCTTTTAGTGCTTTTTCTGCCATAGTTTTATCTTCATCTTCTTCACTTTCATTACTTGTTTTTTTAGTATCAGTTAATACTTCTGCACCAAAAAGTTTAGCAGTTTCAGCGAATTCTTTTTTTGAATTTTCTATAAATTCTTTAATACCATCATCATCAAGTTTTTCCAATAATTCTGGTTTAAATTGTTTTGTAATGAATTTCTTTTGTTTATCCGTAAGGTCTTCCATAAAAGTTTCAAGTTTTGCTGTAGCTTTAGTTATATCTAATTGTCGAATTGCTTCTTTACTTTTATTTTGAATATCAGCATTTTCTTTTTTCAATTTCTCATTTTCAATTTTTAATGTTTCATTATCAGTAAATATTTTGCTAAATGTCCTATCATTTTTTATTTCCTCTATATTATACAATTGGTGAGGGAAAATATTCATTTGACGAACTGCTGCTCTAACCTCTTCAAAAGTTAATGCCATATCTTTCTCCTTCCTTCTCAGATTTTGCCCACTCTCGTTAAAACACTGAACTGTGCCTAATCTTAATGCTCCTGGAAAAGCAGGACTTTCTGTATCACTACTTGCAAGAGCAATTCCCGATATTTCATTTACATCCCCAACTATATTTTCATTATCTGTATAAACATCTGCTTCCATAGAACATATATCCATTTCCTTTACTTTTTCTTCATCCGGAAAATGGCCGATAATGATATGTGAAAGACGTCCACCAATTTCTTTTACAAAAGATGAAAGAACTTCTCCAACTGGAGTACGTCCTTCTTGTGCATTAGTTTCACCATGACCAAGAAAAAATTTTGTTCCTTCTTTAATCTTTTCCGCTATCCTCCGAATTACCGCTCTCGGCCACTTCAGAACCTGATTTCCTTCCCCGAGAACTTTCGGACGACTCATTCCTTCGTGAGCTAATGTATACGCTTGAAGAATTCCTTTCCCTTTCAACTTTTTTAGTTTCTCTTCCGGAATCGCTTTTTTTAAGTCTTCGGGGTTTAGGTTTAGCTCCAAGGCTTGTATATATATTTTCATTTGCCATCCCCTTTAAAAACAAATCTTCAAGATATTGTGTTAGTAATGTTATTGTTTCACTATATTTTTCTTTTGGTATATTTATTGTAATCACTCCATTATGAGCAAATGGAGGATCATCCTTTTTTACTACATCTAAATAATTTATTTCAATTCTTACATTTTGTCCTAATTGAAAAATTTTTGCATATATTCGTTCTCCTTCAGGACTAGAAACTTTTAATGGACGTGCATAACTCGATACCATTATTTTACCTTTTTAAGTCTTTTGTTTTCTGCTTCAAGTTTTTTAATTTCAGCTAGCCATTCACGTTTTTCTGTATCATCTTCTTTTTCAGGTTTAAGTAACGTTTTATATTTTTCAGGATTCTTTCTCATTAAATAATCGTCAACTGTTATTATCACATTTTTAGGCATATCATTCTCCTTCCTCTAATTGTTGTTGGCCCGTATCCATAATTTTTTCTTTTTCTTTTTCTTCTTCATTTTCTAATGCTCTTTTCGTTTTTAAAGGATCAATTCCTGGAAGCATATTACGATAATCATCAATAGAAATTGCCTCATCCATATATGCAATTTGAAGTCCTTTTACTCTATTAAGGAATTCACCAAAATTAATTAACGGGAGTCGAACTTCAAAATTATAATTCAATTTTGAAATATCTTCTCCTCCAGCATCAATGTACAATTCTTGCGCTTTTATAATCATATTATAAAGTGAATTTTGCCAAAATTGACGTTCTAAAATTGTTGCATTTTTTATGAGTTCATATAATGTTTCTGCTGTTGACCTATTCGACATTAAATCAACGTATCCTAACCAGTGAACGGGAACACCCGTTACAGAAGAAATAGTTTTTATTGATGCTACCATCTCGGATGTTAAATTTTCATGCGCTCCTGTTTTTGGTACTTTATATTCAAATTCAGCAGAACCAATAACTGCATCTCCAATTTTCCATTTCTTCTCATTAAGTTGAGATTTCAAAGACGTTGTTTCAGTTGCGGTTTTCGTTTTCCAAGTCGGTGTAATTCTTGCAAATATATGATTATTCCTTCTCATATCTTTAATAGCACGATCATAATTCTCCATATCCGTAAGAACTACGCCGATTTTTGTACACGGCCCTTCTGTATTTCCATCATCTCCACCAGTTCGAATATAGATAAAATTCCGTAAATTTGCTGATTGCCACCCAAATTCTTTTTTAACTACAATATCAAGAACTTCGTCCTTTAATCGTGGATTTTTGAATACTGGTTTAAAAGGTTCTTTTATTGTATACGGAAACCTGATTATTTTTATAAAGAGCGATTTATCGAACCATTCAGAAGGTTCAAGAACAAATAATGCATGACCGGCCATTTCTGACCCTTTTACTGCATTAATGAAATTCGGTCCTTGTAAAAGATTACGAGCAAGAAGTGTTTCTATCCAATTTGAGGTTTGTTCATCTTCACAACTAATAGAAATACCTTCTCCCGCAATAAAAGCAGTTCGAAGATCAACAACCGCACGAACTTGCTGATTACCAAATGATGAAAGAGCATTATATTTTCGATAAGTTTCCGTCACTTGCGATTCATAAGTATTATAAACGTTAATTGTTCCTGGAACTGAGACATTAAATCGAACTCCAGTTAATAACGATTCAATCATAACATAGTTACTTGCTCCTTCAGTTCCTTGAATCGCTATTTCCCTTATGAATCGTTTAGTTGGTTTTTTCTTACGTTTAAACCACGCCATAACTTATTCGTCTACTTCTAATCCAAAAATATTTAAACTTGCTTGCAAAGATGCAGCATCACTTATAGCTACTAAATCCCAACCAGATAACATTTCAACAGGCCAATTAGGAGAAAATGGAGATGATGGAAAAACTAATGTAGTTGCCCCAACTTTAATTGCTCCAAAACAAGATAGTACTTCTTCATTATCATCCCTAATACAACCCTTAACGCTTCCAACTGCTCCACCATCAGTTTCTAGTATTGCGGAAATTAAATAAAATATTTTATTTTCTGGTACTGTATAGACAACAACTGTTTCATTCTCTGCCGTTGCTTGTAAAAGTATTTGTGTTCTTGGCCCATGAAATTCCATCATATTCTCCTTACGAAAAGATATTATGAGTTAGAGTTTCTATTTTATCTGTCCCAAGTCGTATATTATAATATGTCAATACAAGAGCGTCAGCTCTATCAGGAGATTTATGGATCGCAGTTGAATGTTCTTTAAACTTGTCTTTTGATTCAATCTTCGTTACTTCATATCCTCGACGTCCAGACAAGTATTCATATTTTCGTTGAATAAGCTGATTACGAAGTTCTTCATCATTCGGAATATCCGCTTGTTCTGAAAGATCCCGAAATTGAAAATACATTTCTGTAACAGCATCTTGATAGTGTTCCGTGTCAACCGGATTTCCACCAAAATTAATTCGATTTACTAACCACCCATCTTGTTCTAGGTAATCTGCAATACCTTTTCCTAAATCGCCATTATCAATATTAATTAAAATATCTTTATATCCTGTAAATGCTTTTAAATGTCGAACGGTTGTCGGTTGATCTTGATATCTTGAAAAATACTTATCAATAATCTTTAAACCATGCCTTTTATAAAAAACTATTTCATCCCCCCCTTGATGAGCAATATCTGCTCCTACTGCTATATCTCCTTTTGGATCAAGGATAGTATTTGCAATTGCTATATCGACAAGTTCAGAAGGACAAACAAATAAATCGCCTGCTGCTCGAAGTTCACCTTCCCAAATATGACGTGCTTCTTCTTCATTTCTTCGATAATCAGAATCTTTTTCCATTATCAAAGATTTAGTAAACCAAGGATTATCTTTCCAATTTAACCAGAGTACTTCTGCATTTGGATCTTTATTAAGAATATAGTCAATATAAACTGCATCTGTTTCATAACGAGGATTAAAATCCCACCAAATTACTGAATTATTTTTACGTATTGTCGGACGAAAAATATTTATTGATCTTCGAGAAATAGATTGCGCTTCAGCAACCCAAGCAATATCCGCACCTTCAAGAGATTGAATTGTATCAGCATTATAATCTTGCAATCCGTGGAAAATAAATTTTGTTCCATTCTGGCCTTCGATTTCAAATTTTCTAATACGATAAAATCCTTGAAGTTCTTTGTTTTTAATCGTATCATCTAAGAGTTTCTTAACACTATGTTCGATTGATTTTTGAACTTCACGAACGCAAACAATAAATTTAGATTCAGCCATCCCTTGAGCAAGAAGAATTCTTGCAATACTCCAACTGGCGCCCTTCCCTCGACCTCCGACAATTATCCTATGACGTTTATCAGATTTGAGAAGTTGTTCATAAACTTTCCCTACAATTGGTAAATCAATTGTCTGGATCGGCATCTGGAACTACCCCTCGAAGTACGACAGATTTAGGAATATCATCTTTCTCTATAATCTTATTTGTTTGAGAAAAATAATTCGGAAAACGACGCTCAAGCAACCAAGTTGACATACGAGGATTAATATCTGAATGTGTCGCAATATTTGTTAAATGGCGACTAATAAAATTCGCGTCCATTTCTGCAATCATTCTTTTTATTGCAGGATCATTTTCGAGTCCTTCTATTTCCTCGAATTCGTATCCTGCAAGAATAGCTGCAGATTCTAACGGAACACCAATTTCAATTTGTTCGCGCAAAATCCGGATATCCCCCATCATATATATAGTATCGCATATACTGCAATTTGTAAACCCTAAAATGAATTTAGATATTCGAATTTATAAAACGATTTTGAACAATATATCATACTGATATCTCCACAATAGATTAACGTAGCGCGACGTTCAACAAGAAGTTCATATAATTATATGAAAACCAAGATATCGTGTTGCCACGTTGGTTTATAGTGATATTCGATAAATCTTTGCTATATATGCATATATACCACTTATAGGACAATATTTTTCAAAACCCCTGTTTCCTCTGTGGCGGTCTGAATTAAAATAATTGTTTATACTGTATAGACTTATAATATAGGGCTCGCAGTGAACACTGAGTAAACTCCTATTTGAAAAAAAGAAAAAAAAATTTCTTCTTAATTTAGGTTTGGTGTTTCCTCTGTGGCGCCGGTTTTTAATTCATTATACTGTAATGAATTAGGGCCTGGACAGTCCTGCCACGTTGGACGCGTTAGGCAGTTTTCGGCCAAGGTTTTACCGCTTGCGGGAATAAGAAAGTCTTTTACTACGGCGGGATCAAAATCTTTAGTGTAAATAATAAGAGCTTTATCGCTTGGATGACGATTATATAAATATCGAACAACAAGTCTTTTATCTATCCCAATATATTTGGCTGCTTTAGAAGCAGTACTACATATTTTAAGAAAATTCCCTTTTTTATCGAAAATAAAGAATTGCATTTTATGGGGGGATAATCGCGTAGAACGTTTAAATCGTTCTTCTTGTTTACGAATTTGTTCTTTTCTTTTTTTATCTATTTTTGCTTGTCGTGCGCCGAGGTCTATACAAGTAGTAACACGATACCCCCGAACAGAACGAGTTGGATTATTAAGAACTTGGGAAAAACATGACGAATGAATATTTAACGATTTAGCTGCTTCATGCATCGATTCAAATTCAAGTTTTTCGTTGGTTTCTTTATGAATAAGAGTAATCGGAATTGCTTGTTTATTATCCACAATAAGTATTGTATCATAGTTTTTCCTCCCTGTATACCTCTAAAATAAATTTAGAAATTTTTATTTATAAATGAAAATTAGGCGTATCGTAACGTTTGTTAACCCTTTTTGATTGTTGCATTTTTCCCCACTTTAGTGAGAAGAAGTTTCCCAAATTGTCGCTCTTTGACCCATTTTTTTGCACTTTTTGAGCTTTTTGTCGCATTTTGCCTCACTCGTCGTTTTTCTTTGAATCGTCTAATTCAAACTGTTGTTAATTCGTTACTATGTAACGAATTATGAGCTTCTCTTACTTTGGCAAATGGCACAGTTATTTCATATACGTATATGTTCGAAAGGAAAAACGGAAACCGGAGGCTGGATTGAAAGGCTGGATGGATTTCCGAAACAGAGAAGGAAGATCAAGGGATCGGGGGATAGCACGGCGCGAGGTTCGAATCTCGCTGGCACCGGTCAAGGTGGCTAAGATTCACGGGAATCAAGGTTAACACCGAGCAAGAATAGCTCCGATAGGTAGATCAAACCTCCTAATTCGAAACCGGCGAAAGCCGGTCGATGAGGATTGCGCGACCTTATCCTGAAGATGAAAGCGCGGGAGGTTCAGAATGCTTTGGATTTGCACAGTTTGCGGGCACGAAGTTATTTCAAACGAAAAACCGGATCCGATTCGTTGGGACGATCGGCATGTTTGCTACTTTAAGCAAGTGACGAACGAAGAAGCGAAAAAGATTCGGAAACGAACGAAATACTTTGGAAACTAAATCCACAGGGAACGATAAATAAATTATCGTTCCCATTCGTGGTGAACAAATCTTTTTACGGAGGTATGAAATGAGATCATTTTCAAAAGAAATTCGAAAACACGGTAAACCAATCGAACTTCATCCTGGACTAAATTCTAAAACTCGTTTCGTTATTTATTCAGATAATGAAATTTGGGAGTTTACTCGTTTTAGAATTGGCGGAGGAAAATGGAATTGGATAGGTATTCGTGTTGGAGGAGCGGTAAATCAACTTTATCGAAAATAACCTCACAGGGAATATTACTATATGTAATATTCCCTTTCGAGGTGAACAAATCTTATTTTGGAGGTAATTGTATGATTAAAACATGGGTAGGACCGAGTGACAAAAATAATGAAATGATTGAACAACTTAAATCAGGTGTTCATTTACTCGTTATTAATGCCTCGACTCTTGAACAAGTGATAATTGCTACTGTAATCAACGGCGTATGCAGTTGTGATTATTTCACGGTTGGTGATAATGAAGATGTTTTTCATTATACACCTCACGAAATTGACGAACATCAAGAAAATGTTTCCGTTCAAGATTTGCTTGAAGCTGATTGTACATTTATTGTCAAGCAATTCATTTAACCCACCTGATGAGCTCGGATGAGCGAAACCGGGATTTATTCCCGGTCGTGGGAAACCACAAATTAATTTTTATGGAGGTGCGATATGAAGAGTGGTAAAGCTAAATTCCAGACTTTGGTGAATGCGTTTCCCGGACGGAAGATCGGGATTGCGCGGATCAAGAAGTACACCGGATTGAGTGAAAAATCAATCGCGATGTATACCAGCTGGAAATGCTACGGAAAGTTTCGCAACGGCAAACTTTGCGTAACTACTTAAAGCACGCCACGATCAGCTCCCTAACGGGAGCTTTCGTGGTGAACACATAGGAGGTACAAAATGATTGTCAAATGTAGTTGGTGCAAACAAATAATCGAAGAAAAAACACCGTATGACGATTGTTGCATTTCTCACAGTATTTGCAAATCTTGCAACGACAAACAGTTTTTTAACTTCAAAGAATTGTTTTGGGGGATTG